AATTCATAGCCGTATGAAAGACCCGCACAAAGCCGTTGATTACATCCTTAAACATGCTCGTCAATTCGCCGATGCCAAAGCCCAACGCGTTTATCTCGAGGAGTTTAGGAAGTCTAAGAAGGCCATTCTCATGAAGGCTAGTCTTGAGAACGCTTTAGGTGCTCAGGAAAGAGACGCTTACGCTCACCCGGAGTATCTGGAGCTCTTAAAAGCATTAGAGGCTGCTGTGCAGATCGAAGAGAAGTTACGGTGGGATCTGATTGCAGCGCAAGCAAGGATCGAGATCTGGAGGTCTGAGCAGGCAAACATGCGAGCCGACATTAGGAACACGCAATGAACTGGCGGTCTAAGAAACTCCTAGAGGCTTGCAGAGATCTTCCCTGTGGTCTTTGTGGTGTCGAGGATGGAACAGTTGTCGCCGCTCACTCTAATCAACAAAAAGACGGTAAAGGAACCGGCATCAAGGCACATGACTTTCGGGTCGCGGCTTTATGTTATCGGTGTCACATGCAAATAGATCAAGGAGGTGCAGGCAAAGAAGAGAAAAGACAAGCGTGGGAAGAAGCACACAGAAAGACGATTGGATTGTTATTTGAACGAGGAATCTTAGATGTCATCACTAAATAAAGTTATGTTGATTGGTAACGTAGGCAAAGACCCTGAGTGCCGTTACACAGAGTCAGGTTCAGCCGTAGCGACTTTAAGTCTGGCAACCACAAACCGCTGGAAGAACAAACAAGGCGAGCAGCAAGAAGAAACAGAATGGCATCGTGTTGTCGCCTACGGGAAGCTGGCAGAGATCATCGAGAAGTACATTGATAAGGGAAAGCCCATTTACATAGAGGGGCGTTTACAGACTCGGAAGTGGACGGATAAGCAAGGCATCGACAGATACACGACTGAGATCGTTGCGGACATCATGCAAATGCTCGGGCAGAAAAATAAGTCTGAAGAGCCCGCATTCTGATGGAACAAGGAACAGAGGAGTGGAGGCTTGCAAGACTAGGGAAGGTGACAGCTTCCCGTGTCTCAGATGCGCGAGCTAAAAAAGGAACGGCTACACGGGCTAATTACATCGCCGACATCATCGCGGAAAGACTGACAGGAACGGTAGCCGAAACATTTACAAACTCTTATATGGAGTGGGGAACACTGAATGAGCCACTTGCAAGAGCTGCATATCAAATACGAACCGAACGGTGGGTGGAGCAGGTTGCTATTGTGGATCATCCGACGATCCATAACTTTGCAGCATCGCCTGATGGTCTTGTTGGTGACGGGCTCATCGAAATAAAGTGCCCCAAAACTTCGACGCACATAAGCTATCTAACCTCGGGCGAAGTGCCTACAACCTACAAGAATCAAATGCTCGCCCAGATGGCTTGTACGGGTCGTAGATGGGTCGATTTCGTATCGTTTGATCCTAGACTGCCCGAGAGACTACAGCTCTTTGTGGTGCGTTTTGAGCCGTCTGAAGAGGATATTAAAAGTCTTGAAACGGACGTTGTTAATTTTCTGAACGAAGTGGATAATTTAATGGAAAAGCTATGCACTGGAAGGAATTGATTGAAAGCCAAAGATCCCCACGAACCTTCAGACCTGTTGAGGAGATCTGGCGAGAACACGGCTGGAGACCACCCTCCACAGAGTGCCCAGACACGATTGAAAAGCACCGAGCTTTTAGAGCGTGGTCAATGGCTGGAGATCATCAAAGCGGTGAAGTCCAGTGATCGATCGGAGATTGCGCAGGCTTATGAGGCTGCTATGCCGTATGTCGTTGCGGACTGGGCTAACTGGCTTTTATCGAAGCCTCGTGCGGCTCGGCTACCGCTGATAGAGAAGATCGCAAAACACCACGGGGAAGCAGTGGGTGATATGGTGAAAGAAGCCCTCACCCGCTTGCATAAAGAGAAGATTCAGCGACGCGACGCTTAACCAGACCGGGAAGAACTTTTCCGCCTCCCTTTGTCCACATCATAAAAGCCTTAGCCGCTCCCTCGTAATCACCGCGATCATTCTTCATTCTGATCGTAGACCGCTGGTAATTTCCTAATCCAGCGTTGTAAGCAAAACTGACCACAGCGTCAAAGCGTGACTGACTGCTAGCCAGATTAGGAGACATTCTAAGAACACCGCGTTCAAAATATTGGAGATCGCTCTCAAAAAGGCTATCGACCTCCGCTTTCGGCCAGTCTCTACTATCGCCGGGGCTAAGTGCGTATTCCTTCCTAAGAATGCCTGCGTAGCCGTTTTTACGCTCATTAGGGAGCCTTATCTGATCCTGATATAGGACATGACCGTATCCCACCGTCCAGAGGCTTGCAGGGCATAAATAAGGCCTTAGACGGCATCCCTCAAACCTGTGCATTAAGTCGATGCCAGCTTGCCCTGTTTTCATTTCTTCCAGCTGCGCGACCCAAACCAAAAGCCTATGATGCCGCCTAGCATTGCCATTTCATCATCACTAAAGATGATCTCCGCGACCTTGATGAGATCCTCCATCGACTGAACTAAATGGGGATGATTCCAGACGTAGTAAGCAAGAACCGCATTCACCGCGATAAGCTCAAGAATCAGCAGATAAGTGACGTTGGGTCTGACTGTGCCAATGTAATTAACAACCCACTTGCTCGACTTCTCAATGATCTGTTTGTCATGATCCAGCGCAGCCACAGTCATTTGTGCATCGGTCTGCATTGCTATCTGATCGGTTCTTATTTCCTCGATTCTCTGTTGAGCAAGAAAGCCTTCTTTCGCTAAGGCAAGCTCACGCTCGGACTGAACTCTTGCAAGCTCAAGCTCGTGCGCCTGATCGGCTTTGTTTTGAAAGTAGTCAAGAAGTTTAGGGAGGCCGGAAATTAAAAGACCGCCGAGGGTCGAAAGTAGAGATAACACTATTTACTCCCTTTTAGACGCTCCCGTTCCTCAAGAAGCCTTACTTTGACTTGTAGCTCGTTGATATGCTGCATGAGTTGTTCTTTCTGAATCTGCCTGCGCTCGGCACTAATCGGTGAATCCGTTGGCGTACCTTCTTTCGTAATCAACGCGGGCATCTGGCCTTCAATCTTTGTAAGACGTTCAGAGAAAGATGCAACCTGACCGAGTAGCCACGCAAGCGCAGCCACTACGATAGGGATGACAGCCTTGAGAACGTCTGACCACGCCATTATTTATCAACTTTGGCATCGAGCTTGTCGAAGATCTTACCGAGCATAATTTTTATGTCAGTAATGTCTTGCTGATAGTCCACCTTTAATACATAAGTATGGGGTAGACCCTTCTCTAGCTCACCTAGATCCTTTTGCAGATCTTTTTGGGCTTCCCACAGAACACGGAAGAACCAACCGGCTACGGCACATAAAACACCGAAGAGGCCGTTAATCAGATTTTGACTTTCCATAGTAGTCGAGATTCCTAATCAGCCGTTCATCATTAGGAGACAGTCTGACTGCCTCGGTCCCGTGTCGTATGGCTTCGTCTGTGTAGCCTAAATTGTAAGCAGAAATCGCTGCTAAGTCATGTGGCTTGAATCCCCAAACTTCAGGGTCACAAGTATAGACAAGCTCTTTGTTCTTGATCTCTAAAGCCATCGTCGCTGCGTGATAGCACTCTTTCCACATCGACTTTGTGTAAAAGGACATTGCCGCATCGACCCACGGCTCTCTGGTTCCCGGAGCCTCGGCTATGGACATCCGAAACCACTTGAGTGCTTCCCAGCCGTTGAGTTTGTGGTCGTAGGCCTTGCCTAACAATCTCATTGCATAACAACGCTCGTTAGGCCACGTCGCCTCAGGCATGTCCAGATACGTCTTTAGAGCGTCTATAGCCTCATCCCAGAGATGGTAGAAGGTAAGCTCACGGGCAAAGTAAAAAGCGTTTCTAGGGCACCTAGGATCCTCTTTGACGGCCATCCTGAGCAGGTCTAGATACTGCCCTCGTGACTTAGTGGGATCGGGATGGTGAGAAACAAGAAGCATGTCTGTTTGGGCATAGACTTCTTTGATGCGGAGATCGGGTCTAGGGTATTCATGAATACTATGGTGGAACCTGTAGCCCTTCTTTGCGAAGATCT